TTCTGTAGAGATGTTGAAGAAACCACAAGTTGTTAAGGCAAATGACGTTATCAAAATGCAATCGTTTGTCAATGGTGCAGCTGCAAACTCCAATGCACACGTAACTATTGTGTATGAAACTACTGCATTGTCTTCGTTTGATAGAGCAACTGCATTGGCTGGTACAGGTTACTCCACACTTTATACTGCAACAGGTAGTCCAGCAGTTATTGAGAGTATCAAAATTGTTAATCAAGATACTGCATTTGGTAACCACGCAATCAGTATTATCTGGACAAACTCAAGCAATACGATACAAGGTTACATTGCCAAAGACATTATTTTACCTGCGAACTCCACAATCGAGTTATGTGAGGCACCAAAATATTTGTACTCTGGTGATAAACTAGATATATATTCGTCATACGCCAACGTAGTGTCGGTGTTCGCTTCAGCTAAACGTACAGCATAAGAGAATCATTATGGCAATTAGTGGAATATTAACAACTCAAAATCACTATAATCAGAGAGCTAGTGGGTTGTGGCCAACTACTACATTTCTACCTGCATCATATACATTAACTCCAGCAGCTAATAATATTAATGAAGGTTCAGCTTTAACAATTAATGTTTCCGGTTCAAATATTGTTAATGGTACTTATTATTGGACTATTGATTCAAACGCTGGTGATTTTGCCACAAGTTCTGGTTCTTTCACTATTACATCCAACTCTGGTTCATTTACAGTGACTCCAACTGCTGACACAACAACTGAAGGTGCTGAGACATTTACGGTTTCTATCCGGTCTGGTTCTACATCAGGCACAATATTGTCAACTTCTGGTACATTAACAATCAATGATACAAGTACTACACCTGCTGTTGCTGGCCAAGCGGCATACACAACAGTAGGAACTTATACTTGGACTGCACCAGCTGGAGTCACTTCAGTTAGTGTTGTTGCAATTGGCGGCGGCGCCGGTGATACTGGTGGAGCTGGAGGTGGTGGACTAGGTTGGAAAAATAACATTTCAGTAACTCCAGGAACAGGTTATACTGTTGTGGTTGGCAAAGGTGCTGATACTTTCGCATCCAATAAACAAGGTGGTACTAGTTACTTCATATCAACTGGTACTGTAGCTGGTTATGGTGGTGCCAGTACCGGTAGCGGAGCCAACGGTGCCGGTGGTGGTTACGTAGGTGATGGCGGTGGTAATGGTGGTAATGGTGGTTCTGGTTCACCATATGGTGGATGCGGAGGCGCCGGCGGATATTCTGGCAACGGCGGCCTTGGTGCGCCTTCTGGAAGTAATAACGGTTCTGCTGGTTCTGGCGGTGGCGGAGGCGGTGGTGCTTCAAACGGTTCCAGTTTTGCTGGTAATGGAGGTGGCGTTGGAATACTTGGCCAAGGATCTAATGGTGCAGGCGGTGTATCTGGTGCTAATCCTTCTCCTCAGTATATGACAGGAGCGGGAGGCGGAGGTTCGGGTGGCGGAACCGGCACTGCTACATATGGTGGAGGTAGTTCATTATCTTCACTTACTGGAGGTGGTGATCCACCTAGTAACTATGGTGCTGTTCGTATCATTTGGGGTACTGGTCGTGCATTCCCATCAACAAACACCGGTAATGTATAAAACCAATAGTTAAACAGAGTAAAACAAATGAGTCTTTTAAACGATATTTTTTCCTTACGTAGAATGAATGACCTACGAGCAGATGGTTTGTGGCCAACTGTAGTAACTCCAATACCACCAACATACACAATAACTCCAGCAGCTAATAATATTGATGAAGGTTCAGCATTAACACTTAATGTTTCTGGTACAAACATCACAAATGGAACATACTATTGGTCTATTGATACAAGTGCTGGTGATTTTACCACATCTTCTGGTTCATTTACCATTACATCAAATGCTGGTTCATTTACAGTAACGCCAACTGCAGATTCTACAACAGAAGGTGCTGAGACATTTACAGTATCAATTAGATCAGGTTCCACTTCTGGTACCATATTAGCAACAACAACAAACTTAACAATCAATGATACAAGTATAACAATAGTTGCTGGCCAAGAAGCATACACTACTGCTGGAACATATTCATGGACTGCACCAGCTGGAGTTACAAATATTGCTGTAGTGTGTGTTGGTGGTGGTAGTGGAGGCAAAAGAACTGTGTTTGTGAAACCAGGAGATGATGACGAATTTTATTGGGGAGGTGCAGGAGGAGCACTAGCTTATAAAAATAACATAACCGTGACTCCAGGTCAATCATATACAGTTGTCGTAGGCGCAGCTGGAATAGGCGGATATAATGGTACTGCAGGCGGAAGTAGTACGTTTAATTCAACTACTTGTGGAGCAGGCGGTGGCGCAGTAGCTACAGGTACATCAGCTTATAGTGCTGGACCATCAGGTGGTTCTGTATTAAACGGCGATGGTGGAGGTGCTGGAGGTGCATGTGGTAACTACGGTGGTGGTGCGGCCGGCGGATATAATCCAGGTGGCGGCGGCGCAGGCGGGTATTCAGGATCTGGTGGTAACGGTGGTAACGGTGCAGCAATTAATTATGGCAATGCTGTTTCTGGCAACTCTGGTAGTGGTGGCGGAGGTGGCGGTGGATGCACGGGTGGCCAAGTCAGTGGCGTTGGCGGACGATTTGGTGCCGCCGGTGGTGGTGTAGGTATTTTAGGCGAAGGTGCCAGTGGTTCTGGTGGTAATTTCACAAGCGAATCTGCAATGGGTGGTCGTGGAGGTAGTGGAGGTACTAATGGAGCTCAATCTGTATATGGTACTGGTGCAGGTGGTGTGTATGGTGGCGGTGGCGGAATGGAATCAGGCGGCGGCGGCGCCGTTCGTATCATTTGGGGTTCCAATCGTTCATTCCCATCAACAAACACCGGCAATTTGTAATAATCAATTAAAAGAATAGGAGAAATAAAATGCAAGAACAACTTTATATTGAAATTGAAAACGGTTTAATAAAAAACCATCCTGCGTATGAAAGTAATTTAATTCAAACGTTTGGTTCAGTACCATCTAATTGGATACCGTTCACCCGTGTTGAGCGTCCTAAACCTAGTAGTTACCAAATTGTTTTAGATGAAACGCCTGTTTATACAATAGTAGATGGTGTTTGCATGGATGTTTGGTCAGTGCGAGAAATGACCGAAGAAGAAAAAACAGAATATCATAGAGACCGGGAAATACTGGAAAGACTCTTGGCCACACAGACATAAAAAAATGTGGTTTGATTAATCAATAACAATACATCAGAGTATAACAAATGCCAGAAACAAATATTACCGGCCCACTTTGGGGTTACGAACAACGAAGCAGAAGACTTGGTGGGTTGTGGCCAACCGCTGTGGTTCCACCACCTCCAACATATACATTAACTCCAGTAGCTAATAATATTAATGAAGGATCGGCACTAACAATTGATGTTTCTGGTGCAAATATAACCAATGGAACATACTATTGGTCTATAGACTCAAATGCCGGCGACTTTTCTGCAACTTCTGGTTCTTTTACGATTACATCAAACGCTGGTTCATTTACAGTAACACCAACTGCTGATAGCACAACAGAAGGTGCTGAGACATTTACAGTATCAATTAGATCCGGTTCAACATCAGGTACAATATTAGCTACAACAATAAACTTAACAATTAACGATACAAGTATAACTCCAGTTATTGGTCAAGCAGCATACACTACTGCTGGAACATATTCATGGACTGCACCAGCTGGAGTAACTTCGGTGTCTGCAGTTTGTATTGGTGGAGGCGGCTCATGGTGCGTACTGTCGGACGGAGCTGGGTTTAAAGCACAGTGGGGTGCCGGCGGTGCTTTAGCTTACGCTAATAGTATCTCAGTAACACCAGGATCTTCTTATACTGTTGTAGTTGGAGCAGTTGGAACATCCGGCGGATCGTCACCCGCTAACTTGGGAGGAGACTCCAGTTTTAATTCTACAAGTTGTAAAGCTGGTGGAGGTGGAACCAGTTCAAGCGTATATACTGCCGCAGTTGGAGGTGCAGTTATTTATGGATCCGGTGGCGCTGGTGGTAATAGTGGTGTTGTTACCACGGGTTACGGCAGAGCTGGCGGTGGTGGCGCTGGTGGATATTCTGGCGCTGGCGGTGCTGGCGGCGATGTCAACGCAAATGGATCAGCTAGTTCTGGTGGTGGCGGAGGAGGAGGAGCAGGTAGTGATTATCCAAGTGGTACTTATAATGCAGGATCTGGAGGTGGAGTCGGCATATTTGGTAGTGGATCAAATGGTGCCGGTGGCACAGTAGGTGCAGGTGCTCCAGGTGGTGGCGGAAGCGGCGCCTTCAAAGCTGCTGATTTTCTAACTGCCGGAGCTTATGGTGGAGGAAGTCCTGGAAGTCAATTCTTTGACTTTGGTGGAGGTGACGCTTACGTTGAAGGAACTGGTGCAGTTCGTATTATATGGGGTATCGGTCGTTCATTCCCTTCTACACTTACCACAGATCAATAAAAGAGTAAAAAATGGCTGCACCAGTAACAAGAACCGAATTTAAAGATTATTGTCTTCGTAGACTAGGGTTTCCCGTTATTCAAATTAACGTGGATGATGACCAAGTTGACGACCGAATTGATGATGCACTACAGTTTTTTCACGACTATCATTTTGATGGTGTTGAAAAGATTTACATGAAGCACAGAATCACACAAGATGATATTGACCGCAAATTCATTTACTGTCCTGATCCAGTTATCTTTGTAACTAAAATATTTCCGTTTGATGATTCTAATTCATCAATCAATATGTTTGACCTTCGTTACCAGTTGCGCCTACATGATTTGTATGACTTCACATCGGTATCTTATGTGTCATATGAAATCACAATGCAACATATCACAACACTAAACATGTTGTTCTCTGGTTACCCACAACACCGATTCAATCGCCATCAAAACAAAATCTTCTTAGACATTGATTGGTCACGTGATGCAACTTTAGGTGAATATGTGGTTATTGAATGTTATCGTAAGTTAGTGCCTGATACTATAATGTTAACTGGTACAGTAACGGCAACAAACACATCAAACCTAATCACAGGTACTGGTACAACATTTGACCAACAAATTATTGAAGGTGATATCATTACAATTGATGGACAAGATGCACAAGTTAATCGTATCATTTCACCAACACAAGCATATTTAACCACAAACTTAGCAACAAGTGTAACCACTGCAACAGCCACAAAGACTGGTGTATCTGATGTTTGGGATGATAGATTTTTAAAACAGTATGCCACGGCTTTGATTAAATACCAGTGGGGTACCAACCTGTCCAAATTTGCTGGTGTTCAGATGCCAGGTGGAGTTACGTTAGATGGTCCTCGAATTATGGCTGAAGCACAAGTCGAAATCGATAAGATTGAAACTGAGATGCAAGCCTACAACGTACTACCTCCAGAAATTTTGACTGGTTGATGAATGCCTACAAATTTTTACTTTCAACCATTTCCAACAGGAATTACTCAAGAACAACTACTAGTTGAAGACTTGGTAATTGAGGCCATGCAACAGTATGGTATGGACGTGTTTTATCTACCACGATCTAGTGCAGACCCCAATGGTGCAGACCCTTTGTATGGTGAAGACCCACTAAAACAATATACAGTTGCATTTCCAATTGAAGTATACTTGGAAAATGTTACAGGCATGGATGGTGAACAAGACTTTATTTCTAAGTTTGGTCTTGAGATTCGAGATGAAATAACACTACTGATTTCTCGCCGTAGATTTAAGTATGCCTCTGGTGCCACAAACTATAGTATACCTAGACTTGGTGACTTAGTTATTAACTCTGGACCAAAACGACCAATGGAAGGTGATTTAATTTACATTCCAATGATGCAAAACTTTTTTGAAGTAACGTTTGTTGAACATGAAAATGACCAAGCAATGTTTTACACATTAGGTCGTGGACGTGGTGGTAACGTTTATGTTTATGCATTGAAACTCAAACAGTTTGTATTATCTGATGAGTTGATTCAAACTGGCCACACAGAGATAGATGAACAAGCATTTGATTCATACAAGAGAACACGTTTAGATGTACCTGTCAATGGCACAGGCAAATTTACAGTTGGTGAGTTTGTTTATCAAGGTTCATCATTGGCAACTGCAAACGCCAAAGCTACCGTACACACAACGGTTCCTGGTCGACACTTAGATGTTGTTAATGTCAAAGGTCAGTTTACAGTTGGTGTAACTATTATTGGTGCAACTAGTGGTGCAACATGGGCATTAGAAACTGCAGCAGACGATATGCCAACAGACAGTGTGTTTGAAGATGTTGCCGATAATAATATTATTCAAGATGAAGCTGGCGACATACTCGACTTCACTGAACATAACCCATTTGGTGAACCTTAATGCTAGGTAATGCACACTTCTATAACAGAACCATACGAAAAGTTGTCGTAGGTTTTGGTACTCTATTTAACGACATTCAGTTGATTCGTTACACCAGAGATATGGCAACCGAAGTCGAAAGATTTAAAGTGCCTTTGTCTTATGGTGCCAAAGAAAAATACTTAACTCGTTTGGCTTCCGATCCAGACCTAACAAAATCTATTGCAATAACTGTGCCTAGAATCTCATTTGATATGGTAGGTATGTCATATGATTCTAGTCGCAAAGGTGTTACTACTAACCGAAACTTTTCAGTTGGTGCAAATAACAGTTCATTGAAGTCACAATACGGACCAATACCGTATAACTTTGATTTTAACTTATCTGTATATGTTCGTAATACAGAAGATGGTGCTCAGATTATGGAACAAATACTTCCATTCTTTACACCAGATTTTACTGTAACAATGGATTTTATTCCTGGTATGGATCAAAAGTACGACATGCCAATTATATTAAATTCTGTATCGACAACTACAGATTATGAAGGTGATATGATGAGTACCCGTTTGATTCTATGGGACTTGACATTCACTGCCAAAGCATTCATCTGGCCACCAGTCAAGACAAGTGAGATGATTACTGTGTCTACTGCCAACACCTATATGAATTTTGCCAACTCGGCGAATGGTGACATTATCTCGGCAAATACATTTACACAGAACTCGATTATATCTTCTGCACAAATCAGACCAAATCCTAGTACTGCTGGTCCAGATGATGAATATGGATTTGCTGAAACTTATACATCTTACAGTTCTACATATGAACCTCAAATTATATATACTTCAGACAATACTTTGTTATTTACTGACTCAACACTAATCACAACGGATAAACAATAATGGCAAAACAAACAATTGGTATAGGAACAGCAGCAAATGATGGCGAAGGCGATCCTTTGCGAACAGCTTTCATCAAAGTTAATGAAAATTTTACAGAAGTTTATAACACATCTAACTCTGTTTACTCACAAGCCAACTCCGCTTACAGTCAAGCTAACTCTAATTTCACAAGTGCTGTTACTAGACTATCTGTAACAAATTCTGGAAATAGTGGTTATCTAATTGACCAATATTCAGGAAATAATCCAACAGTATATATTTCTGGTGGTGAAACAATATCATTTCTTTTAAATAATGTGACTGGCCATCCGTTTATGATACGTGCATCAGCCAACGGCACCAATTACAATACAGGCTTAACACATGTTAGCACTACTGGTACGGTCTTGACAGGTTCCAATGCACAAGCTCAAATAACTGGCACTCTCTATTGGAAAGTTCCTTTTGATTTGGTAGGATCAACTTATGTTTACCAATGTCAAAATCATAACGTTATGGTTGGTAATATTGTTATTCAGCAGCCTGCCTCTTTTGTTGCATCTAATACCACACTATCTCTAACTCAATCACAAGCGGCATTTAATAAAGCAAATACAACAAGTAATACCACCATTACTATAGCAAATCTAAAAAGTATACTTGCTAACAGTGCAACTTATGCTGATTTTCAAACCGCAATTGCAGCTCTATAAACATTAAAAATAAGTTATGAAAAAATTGGATGAAAATTTATCTCAGCTGTTGGAGATTGAACCATTGGAATCTGCTGGTGAGTTAGTACATACTGACTTAACACCAGATATTGCCGATGATGCTGAGTTTGCTCGTCAGAATATCCGTGAGATGATTACCAAAGGCAACTCAGCCATGGACACATTGATTCACGTTGCTAAAGACACTCATCACCCAAGAGCATTCGAAGTTGTGGCTACAATGCTTAAGAATATGTCTGACCTAAATAAAGACCTAATGGAAATTCAAAAACGTAAAAAAGACTTGGCGCCAAAATCTATGAGTGATAAATCAATGAACATAGATAAGGCTGTATTTGTTGGTTCAACCACAGAACTGGTAAAATTTTTGAAGTTAAATAAAGAAAAATAATATGGATCAATTAATTCAACAAATGAAAGTTATTCTGGCAACAAATTTTGCCTTATACTTAAAGTCACACAACTATCATTGGAATATTGAAGGTCTTAATTTTCCACAATACCACGATTTTTTAAATAATTTTTACACTGAAGTATTTGCACAAACTGATTTAATAGCAGAAAATATAAGATACTTAGATTCATATGCACCTGGTTCATTAGAAAGATTTTTAGAACTAGCAGACATTCAAGAAGCAGCAGATGTTATTCCTTCGGCAATGGATATGATACAGAATTTAAAAGTTGATAATGACCGATATATTGTTCATCTTCGTGCCGGTATAGTGGCGGCTGAACAAGCTAATGAACCTGCCGTATCAAACTTTTTACAAGAGCTTCTTGGTGCTCATCAAAAGAAAGCGTGGATGTTGAGGAGCATTATTAAATAATGATTGACGCAGGTGGTTACCTCGGCAACGCAAACTTAAAACGAACTGGTGTAGAGTTATCTTACACCGAAGAACAAGTTGCCGAAATTATAAAATGTACTGAAGATCCAGTTTACTTCATTAAAACATACGTTAAGATTGTTAACGTTGACCATGGTCTTGTGCCATTTAAAATGTGGCCATTCCAAGAAGACATGGTACGAACATTTCACGACAATCGATTCTGTATTGCAAAGATGCCACGTCAGGTTGGTAAAACAACCACGACTGTAGGTTTTATGTTATGGTCGATTCTATTCCAAGACGATTACAGTATTGCTATTCTTGCCAACAAAGGTTCACTTGCACGTGAAATTTTAGGTCGTGTGCAATATGCATATGAATACTTACCACTTTGGTTGCAACAAGGTATTATTACTTGGAACAAAGGTAATATTGAACTAGAAAACAAATCAAAGATTGCGGCCTTTGCAACATCAGCATCTGGTGTCCGAGGTGGTTCTTATAACTTAATTTTCTTGGACGAATTTGCGTTCGTTCCAAAGAACATGGCTGATGAGTTCTTTACATCAACATATCCCGTTATCTCATCTGGTAAGACTACCAAAGTTATTATTGTTTCTACCCCATATGGACTGAACCACTTCTATAAGATGTGGGTTGATGCAACAGAGAAACGTTCGACCTATAAACCATTGGAGGTTCATTGGTCACAGGTGCCAGGACGTGATGCCGCATGGAAAGAAGAGACCATACGCAATACATCAGAAGAACAGTTCCGACAAGAGTTTGAAACCGAATTTATTGGTTCATCGGCAACATTGATCTCTGGTTCTAAATTGAGGTCACTGGCATTCTTTGACCCATTGAAACAAGAAGATTGTTTAGATATCTACCAAGACCCAATACCAGGACACCTATACATTGGTTGTGTGGATTGTTCTGAAGGTGTTGCACAAGATTATTCAACGATTAATATACTTGATGTGTCTCAAGTTCCATACAGGCAAGTTGCCAAATATCGAAACAATAAACTACCATTGTTATTTTTACCTACAGTTGTTTATGCATTATGTAAAAGATACAATACAGCATTTGCATTGATTGAGACTAACAATATTGGCCAACAGGTCGTAGACATTCTCCACTATGATCTGGAATATGAGAACATATATAAGCTAGAACACCATCATATTAAAGGACAATCAATTTCAGGTGGTTTCAAGCGTTCTACATCATTCGGTATCAAGACCACAAAATCAGTCAAAAAGATTGGTTGTGCCAACTTGAAGACCTTGATTGAAAATGACAAGTTAATTATCAATGACTTTGATACAATTGCCGAACTTAATACGTTTGTGCGAGTTCGAGACAGTTATGAGGCAGAAGAAGGTAACAACGATGACTTAGTTATGGGTCTGGTGTTATTCTCTTGGTTAACTGCACAGAGTTATTTTAAAGAAGATACCAATATCGACATCCGTAAGATGATGTTAGAGGAACAAAATATGTTAGGTGACGAAGATTTGGCACCAGTAGGTATCATTGACGATGGCAGACCAGAACCAGTAATTGATTCTGGTGGTACAGTATGGCAAGATGATGTTAGAGGCCGAGGTTATATATCCTCAAATTTT